GTGGAAACCGAATCAGTCGATGACTCTACCTTTGCGGAAATCGTAAATAAACACAGGCAGCTAAAAGCTCTTGCATACCGCCAGTACGAAGACGACTTAGCAGAACGTTCCAATCAACAGGCCAAGTCCTACGCGACATATGACAAGCTAGTGAAAACACTGGTTGCCCTTGAACGTGAGAAACAATCCAGGGATATCGCAGCAAAGAAGTACATCGAGACACAGACTGCTATTTCTATTTTTAGTAAGATTTTAGTAACCGTAAGAAACGAGCTGACTCAGATGGGTCAACGTATGGCTACAAAGGCTAACCCAGATAATCCTGGCACAGCTATGAAGGCCATTGACGATGAAGTGAACAACCTACTTGGCCGACTGTCATCAATGACAGAAGACGCTAGGGACGGCTTAACCAACACTGATGAGCGTTGAGAAAGATTTTGAAGATGTCCTAAGGTCTGTGCTTGCGCCCGACCCAGACGGGGACATGGTTACTTGGCTTGAACGCAATGTTAAAAATATACCGTACTCTCCCAACCCTGGACCCTTCCGAATTGAGTCGACGCCTTACCTCGCGCCAATTCTTAGGGAGCTTCAAAATCCAGAAACCGAAACAATCGTTGTCCCCGCAAATGTTCAAAGTGGGAAAACATCATTGCTTGAACTATGGTCTACTTTCATTCCAGCCCGCGCCCCAGGACCCACACTCCTTCTGCGAGATAATGACCCGAACGCGCAAGATTGGCAACAAACTCGTCTGCGACCTATTTGGGAGAGTACCCCATCAACCTACGGTAAAATCAACAACCAAGACAAGAGCAAATGGTCAGCAACACACTTCGAACGAAACATCACCTGGGTCCTCGGAGCACACAACGTCAAAAACTTACAAGGTCGTTCCATTAGGTACCTTGGAGGCGACGAGTGCTGGCTCTGGCCTAAGGGACATATCACCGAAGCTTTGGCACGACGTACAGCATTTACTTGGCAAGGGAAATCATTGTTTGTGTCTCAAGGTGGGTACGAAGGGGACGATTTCACAGCTTTATTTAATGCCACTGACAGACGAGAGTGGATGTTTAAGTGTCCACACTGCAGAGAACGACAGCCGTTCGAATGGTCGCAGATAAAGTACCCAGAAGGCGCTAAGAAAGAAGGACAGTGGAACTACGACATGGTGCGTGAGAACACCACCTATGCTTGTAAGAAATGCGACCATCGCTTTTTAGACCGCAATAGCGTACGCGCTGAAATGATTAAAGACGCGGAGTACGTTCCGCTAAATCCTAATGCACCTAAAGGCCGCGTAGGGTTTCACTTCAATGCCCTTACAATGCTTTGGGGCCTATCGTGGGGCGACCTTGCCGTAGAGTGCATTGAGGCAGCTCAAGCTTTTGAGGAAACAGGGGATGAGACCAAGAGACGGGAATTTAAGCAAAAGAGGTTGGCTGTTGCTTGGAGTGATGAGCCAGATGACGAAGGCGGCGAAGTGCTGCCTAGCGGATACATGATGGAACAGGAATGGCAGGAGGAAGGTGCTAACGTAGATGGCAGAGCCACTGCCCCTCCGTTTGACGAGGCTACGAAAGCCAAGCATACATTCTTGCCTACTCGGTTCATGTCTGTTGACGTGCAGCGAAAAGGATTTTTCTACGTTGTGCGCTCATGGAGCATAGATGGTAAGTCTCGCTTAATTAAATGGCAGTACCTAGACACCTGGGAACAAGTACGCGACGAACAGAAGCGCCTTAAGGTCTCAGATATGTTTGTATTCGTGGACTCTGGTGACGGACCTAACGTAGATGACGTTTACCGCCATTGTGCCATGTTCGGATGGAACGCCACTAAGGGTTCTGGTAATGCAGAGTTCCCATGGCGCATCCAAACACCTATTGGCACGAAGATTGCCTACCGACCTTACGCGCCAGCCAAAATCATCCAGGTTGGCAAACAGGCTTGCAGACTTTATTTATTCTCCAACTTGGTGTTAAAAGACACTTTGACTAGGTTGCGCCGTAAGGGCGACCATACCTACCCAGAGGATGCTGGAGACGAATACCGCAAACAAATGCAGTCAGAACACCGTACACGCACGGAAACAGGCCGTCCTATCTGGATACAGGTGGGCGAGCGAGCCAATCACTTGTGGGACTGTGAAGTCATGGGTATCCTCCCAGCTCTGATGGCCAAACTGGTCGGACGCGGTAAGAATAAAAATGCAGCTGTAGACGAAAAATCAGTTGACAAGCCCAAGGAGGAAACCGCATCATAACTTTAGCAACTAGGCCGTTTTTTGTGATGAGATGGGTGGCACTACTATCACTGTTTGGGCGGCCTAGTTGCCTTAAGTATTTGACTGGAGGCTACTATCATGGCTTTCGTACATTATCGTGGCTCAACGTCACCGAAGGGTATTTTCATGACTCTGACGATTGCTCAGATTGAAACAATCAAAGACAAAGCAATAGCGATTGTCACTGAAGGTAAGACAATTATGGAATATAAGGACTCTGGAACAGATGTTCGTAAGGACTGGCCGATTGACCCGCCAACCATCCTTCTAGAGTGCCGTTACGCTTTACAGATTAAAGCACCAGAAGTTTATGGCGGTATTGACCGTGTTCGTGTTGGGAATCTTCTCAACAACTTCCGAGGTTTGTAAGCATTTATGGCGCGCACAAAAATCAAACTACCCAAGGCAAAGGTGCCTAAGGTTTCTAAACCAGACTTGAAGGCAAGGGCTACTGGAGGCCCTGGCATCTTCTCCAACTTCGAATCAGCTAAGTTCTCTAACAAGAGGTCGTGGATTTGGTCTTCATGGCCGACTGACTTCAAGAAGACGATGACGGTCTTTGACCGTCTTGAAACAACGCGCAAGATGCGCTGGATGGAGTTGAACGCTGGCATCATTCGCCAGGTTCTATCCGATTACGTTCTTTACACAGTTGGTGACGGTATCTCGGCCCAAGTACGCACAGGTAACCCAATTTTTGACGAGAAGTATGAAAAGTACTTTGCTGATTGGGCTAGTATGCCTTGCGATATAACAAATCGCTTTAACTTATACGAACTTCAGCAGATTGCAGCCCGCCTAGTCATGCGTGACGGCGAGTGCTTCCCAATGAAGGTCAAAGACGAGCAAGGCCGTTGCCGCGTACAACTAATTGAATCACACAGGGTGTGTTCAGCCCAGTCCTCAGCTCCAGAGCCTAACGAAGTTGACGGTATCATGTTTGGCAAATATGGCCGTCCAGAATTTTACAAGGTAACTCGTACAGACGGTTCTACACGAAAGGTTCCAGCAGGTGCTGTTATGCACGTTTATACCCCAGAGGTTTCGTCTGGTGCGCGCGCCTACAGTCCACTTCAACATAGCATTAACAATGTGGTCGACATGTTGGAAATCATCAGTTTGGAAAAATTTGCTGTTAAAATGAGTTCTGATGTGGTTCGCACGTTGACACGCGAAACCGCACAGTTCGACAATGCACAATCAGACTTTGAAGCATTCGGTATGCGTCCACAAAGCTACAACGGAGACGCGCTTACTAACCCTAACGAAGCTTCAACCTTTATCGGAGGCAAGATTCTGGCCCTCTCACCTGGTGAGCGCTTAGAGTCATTTGAATCCAACCGTCCTAACCCTACATTCACAGGGTTTATGGAACACTTAGTTCGCGACTCGCTCGCTGGCACGTTGCCATACGAGTTTGTACACGACCCATCCAAGGCTGGTGGCGCATCAATGCGCCTAGTCGTTGCCAAGGCTGACCGTCAGTTCAAACAATTACAAACCGTGCTGATTAACCGATTCCTCACTCCTCTGTGGGGATACGTCATCGGCAACGCCATTAAAAATGGCGAATTACCTGCTTGTGATGATTGGACAAAGGTAATGTGGACTACTCCTAAGCGCCTTACCGTAGATGCTTCGCGAGACATGGCTCAGAACCGTGCCGACATTGCTATGGGCATCAAGACCCTCGGCGAAGACGCTCAAGAGAACGGCGAACACTTAACCACCAAGATTGACCGCCGCGTTATGGAGTCGAAGATGATTATCGACAAGTGCGCCGCACAAGGCGTACCGCTTTGGATGGTCTACCGTCCAGATAACACAGCTATCTCTGATGTCATGCTGAACTCATCCATGGCCGTCAAGCCGCCCGATGAAAACGAAGACGCGGAAGACGACTTGGATGACGATTACCCACTTGGCGACACAAACCAAAGCCCAGGGGATACAATTCCAGAATAATTTATTTTATACCATGCACAACCTTTCACTAGCCCTACGCTCGTTCAAGCCAATGCTTATCGAGCAACACAAGGCAGAAGCTTACCTATCACGCCTAAGCAAGTTTAACAGACTTGACGAAATCAAAGCATCCGAAATGGAGGAGATGCTTTCTATGGTGTTCGGTACACCTGCAAAAATGGAAGTCGAAGACGGCATTGCCTACGTTCCAGTAAAAGGAGTAATTGGTTCAAATCTGTCTAAGTTGGAAAAGTTCTGTGGAGCAGTAGATGTTGATGATATCAAAACATGGCTGGCCCAGTGTGCAGAAGATAAGTCAATCAAAATGGTTATCATGGACGTCGATTCGCCGGGCGGCACAGTTACTGGAGTCCCAGAGGCTGCCGCGTTATATCGCGCAATCGGCAAAGTTAAGCCGACACTGACATGGTGCGAAGGCGAAAAGTGTTCAGCTGCCGAGTGGATTGGTTCGCAAGGTAATGAATCGTTTGGTACGCCATCGTCCACGCACGGTTCAATCGGAGTGTACGTGGCTTTCCCAGACATGAGCCAGGCATTCGAAAACGAAGGTATCAAAATGGAAGTCATCAAGGCAGGTAAGTTTAAGGCCAGCGGGGTGATGGGTACTACTTTGACTCCAGAGCAACGCCAGTACATCCAGGACGATGTTAATGAAATTCATACTGATTTCCGCGCTGCCGTTAAGTCGGTCCGCTCTATGGTAAAAGACGAAGACATGGAAGGTCAGTCCTTCTCTGGTAAGAAAGCCGCGTCCAAGGGCATTATCACAGGGATGGCCAATTCAATCGAAGAAGCATTAAACAAGAGCGTTCAATTTTGACTCAAGGCTACAACCATACCATGACGCTCGAAGAAACCCTCAATTCACTCAAGGAAGCTTTCACAGGCAAATCCGCTGAAGCTGAAGCACACGCAGTGGCTCTCGCAGCCAAGGAAACCGCATTAACAGAAGCTCTCGCAGCAACTGAATTGCTCAAAGCCAACTCCACAGCTCTTGAAGCTAAGGTCGTTGCTTTGGAAACCGAATTAGCTGACGCTAAGAAGATTGTCGAAAGCGCTATTGCTGCTAAAGCAAGTGCTGAAGCCAAGATTGAATCGGCTGGCAAGAAAGCCGCAGCCATCGCTGCTAGCGTTGGTGTCGACCCTGTTGAACTCTCCCCTGTAGTTGCAGCCGCTGACAAGTCTGGCGACGAACTGACAGAAGAATGGGTTAAGCTGAAGCAAGTCGACCCTAAAGCCGCAACCGCGTTCTACGACAAGAACCGCTCGGCAATTCTCAAGGCCGCTGGTCTCTGAGATTCTTTTCCCCCAAGATAACACATAACTATGTCAACTAACTCAATCGGAGGCCTTACCCTCCAACTGGTTGCCGAAGAATCCCTTCGTACGCTAGTCCCACAACTCCAGCCACTCACCAAAATTGCGGTGACGGACTTCGGTTCCTACGTTGCAGAACGTGGTACCACTGTCCACACTCGCTATGCAGGTAAGTTCACCGCTTCCAACTACAGCCGCGCTACTGGCTTCGTTGAATCGGACGCTGACTCAACTGACGTTCCTGTAACTCTCGTTGACCAAAAGCACGTCACTGTTGCTTTCACGGACTTCGAAGTTGCTACCCTCTCGTTGGACCGCCTTCGTCGCTTGTTCATGGCTCCTATGGCTAACGCTGTTGTGAAGTCCGTGTTCGACCAAGTTCTCTCCAAGGTCGACGGTACATTCGCTAGCGGCTACAATGGTGCTCTCGCATCGTTTGACCGCCTCTCCGTTGCGAACATCGCTAAGAGCCTCACAAAGGCTAACCTTCCTCAAGAAGGCCGCGCTGCTCTCGTCAGCCCAGACATCTACAACCAACTCACCAAGGACCCTGCAGTCGCTCAAGCGTTCAGCATTGGTACCTCGGAAGTCATCCGCGGCAACCGCCTAGGAATGATTCACGGTATCGAGTTCTATGAGTACAATGGTTTCGACGCTTCTGCTGGCATCGACGCAACCCTCGCTGGTGTCGTCTCCTGCAAAGAAGGTTTAGTTTGCGTAACTCGCGTTCCTGCTGCTCCTACAACGGGCGGTGGCGAACAGACTATCGTGACTGACCCAGACAGCCAGTTCTCGTACGCTCTCCGCTACTGGTACGATTGGTCCGCTGGTCTCCATAAGCTCTCGGCTTCGTGGCTCATTGGTTCGTCCAAGGGCAACCCCGACGCTCTCCAGCGCATTAACCTAACGGCCTAATAGCCTAAGGCTTTCGTAGGAGAAGTTCTCCTACACGCGCCAATGCAAGAGGGGCCTCCCAATCGGGGGGCCTCTCTCTTTTTGACTGCTGGCTACAACAATGGGACTCTTTGAAGAAGCTGCATTAGACGCGTTGGAAATCTTAGCCGAGGTAGGCAAGGACATCACTGTTAAAAACGTCCCTGGAGGCACGCCAGTGGCCTTAAAGGCCCTAATCACGCAGCCCATGATTATGCAGGACCTTGAGACTGGTGGTTTTCTTAATCAGACCACCTTTGAGGTCAAGATTACCCGCGCGTCCCATAACGCGAATCCTGGCCTATTTGCCTACGGTAATATTGTGTCTTACGCCGATGAGGAGTTTCGTATTGTAGCCATTGCTAACCGCCCACCTTCCGCCTGGATTGTGGCTAAGGTGCAAACCAAGGTACAATAATGGCTGGTGAGACATATGACATAAAGGCTACGTTTGATATCAGATGCGAAGCTGATGGTCTTCGTGAACACTTAAATATGTACGTTAATGTATTAAAAAACAACGTGCAGAAAATGTTAAAAAACCAAGCAAGCCTCATGTGCGAGGATATGCTTGATTATACGATTCCATGGGACGGAACAATGGGTGGTAAAAGAGGAAGAACTCTTGGAGCCAAGCAAGTTGGTGAAAAAAGCTTAGGTGCTGACATTGACAGACTGTTTGCCCCTTTATCTATTGCTTCATACGGAGACATTGCCCGTCTTGGTTCTTACGGAATATTTGTAGCCTATGCACAAGAAAGAAAAGATAGGGGTATTCCAGGTCCACTTGGAGGCGGTGGATTAACTGGTATTGGAGAATGGAATAAATTCCAATCTACATACATTGGAGAAGAAAGCTTCTTCGACGAAAAACAAACGCCTCATTACGAAACTGCATACGGTACTAGTTCTTCAATAGCAGCAGCCCATAATTTGATGCGCGGTGGTCCACGTGTTCCAAATTATAAAAACAACATGAAAGGTAAGTATGACGTATTTCTTGTCACTGATGCACATAACAAGATTGAGTCATATAAAAGAAAAGTAGAGAAACGAGTTGGGTCGTTAAAGGCTGGATGGGTAACCGCTGGATACGCTGTTAACGCTCCGAGAAAGTTTAATGCACCAGCATGGATTGTTGGTAACCAATGGGGCAGCGGAATCATGATTAACGAACTTGGAAACAAATCATCTCCAGCAATCAGCATTGGAAATAAAGCCCATGGTAAATTAACTGGAGGCGAAGGCTATACCGCCTGGCACTATGCCCTTCAATACAGAGCTTCAGCAATCAGACAAACTGTTAACCGCGCTCTTGCATCCAAATCTCCAAAAACAATCCAAGAAGCTACAAAGTGGATTGAACAAAGCGGACAATTTACAATTAACGAAAATCCATTCTAATGAGCAATTCCATCCGTTCCATAGTCGAAGATAAGGTGTC